CGTACTCCATCATAGCTCTGTCTTCTTGTTCTTGTCTAGCAATCTCTTGTTCTTGAGCTGCTTTTTGAGCGTTCATTTCTTTTGATTGAGCACGTTGCAATTCTTGTTTTTCTTTTGCGTACTGGCGAAGCGCTTGTCCGATTTCTTCCGGAGTTGAACGGCCCCATAAGTTTGCGAAACGTTTCTCGTCAATGATTTTAGAGCCATCAGGATTAACGATGCTAAATAATGTAAGTAACATTTGATTTCCTGATTCGATAAGCATTTCATCGGAGTTTTGGCGCTTGATAAACGTTCTAAAATCTTCCAGCTTCATATCCTGGCTAATCTTAATAACCTTAGCTCCTGTATCTCCAACGGCGATGCAAATGTTTCTTTCGTTGTCAGCATAAATTCTTTTTCCTTTAGATGCTGCTGATTGATAACATTGTTTGTAAATATTTGTCAACGCGTTATAGAAAGGTTCTTGCATTAAAGATCCTCTTTGTATTAGTAATTGTGTTACTCCTACTAATTGGTCTGAGCCTGTACTTTCTCCCTTTAAAGCTTCGTTTACTCCTGTAATTTCTTGGGTTAATTTACCCATCGCATCCATGATATTAAATAATACCATCGTGCCTTGTTTAACTGTTGTGTCGTATTGACTAACTGCGTTTTGAACTCCTCGTCCTTTAGCGTTAATTAAAATTGGCTTGGACTGATTTATGTTTCTTAATAATTCTGATTGGTCGTCTACCATTGACTTATCAATTACTGATCCTGAACCACGAGAGTTGTTGATTTGATTTTCAGTAATTGACATTACACGGTTGATAAATCTTTGTGGGTCAATAGCATCGTCAATTGGAGATAATACTTCTCCGTCAACGTATCCCCAACAGTAGCATTTGTATGGAAACTTAACACTGTCGAAGTCAAGGTTTTCTGTTTCTTGGTATGGTGCAACTCCGTATTCAAGAAGAGTGTCTTTGTATTGAATATCTTGGTTTGTTCTTCCGCCAAGTGCCATTACTTCTTGAGGAATGAATATTGCCATTCTTAATGTGTCAACAGACAATTTCTTTTTAAGATTGTTTCCAAGTAATCTTTTTGCTCTTTGGCTTTTACTTTTTATAAGGTCTGCATCTGTATAACGAGGTTTTTCTTCCCCTTCTTCGATGTGATTTATTTTTGTAAGGTAATCGTATCCGAACTCATCTTTTACATAACCGTATTCATAAACATCAGCATCTTTCCAGTATGTTTTAAATACGGGAACCTTGCCTGTGTAGTTCATGTTTTGGTTATCCTGAGAATCAATTGCTGCTTTGCGATAATTTTTTGCGTAGTTGTCAATTGCTACTTTATTCTCATCTTTTATATCTGGCCATTGCTCAAAAATCTCACTAGCGTTCATGTAGATAAGTTCTCCCATGAACTCGGAGTCTGTAAGGTCGTATTCTTTAGCGCTTCTGTCGAAGAAGAAATTCTCAGACTTTACTACTTCAAATTGCTGATGTCCGGAGTATTCATAATCCGCCATGATGCCTATTCCTGTAAGTCCAAGCTCTTCTGCAAGTCTTACTTGCTTTTCTCCAAACTCATTTCTTTCGGCGATGTATCCTAATAGGTAGTTTATGCTTTCAACGTATTCATCTACATATACATTTTCAAAAATATCTCTTGTTTCTTGTTCGTTATATCCAACTCCGTACTGAACTTTCATTTGCTCTCCCCAAGGGTTGTTCTTATCGTTGGCAACTGCTGAAAAGTGTAATTGTTTTGCTAAGGCATTCTCACGTCTGTTTATAGCTTGTGAGGATATGCTTTTCGCTTTAAAGTTTATGCTCATCCTGATGGCGTTACCTCTATATTGCTCAATCATTGGACGGATGATGTTCTTACGCATCTTAATCCTGTTTCTTGATTGATCGGTATCGTCCTTGAAGAAGGAGTCTAGGTCTTCTGAGTTTGCCCAGGAGTTATTCTTATAAAAGTTTTTATTGAGTTGTGATTTTCTTACGAATGAGTTTTGAAGCTCGTTATTCGCTTGTCCAACGCAATACCTCGCGAAATCTATGTGATATTTCTCGTCTTTATTTTTAGACAGGATGCTTGGTCTATCTTGACCGTTTGATATTAAAAAAAACATTATTTAGAAGTATTTTTTTTGTCGTTATGAAATTTATCAATTGCGCGAGTTCCCGATTCTTCTTTTTTAGTTTTCTCAATTCCAAAACCATCTTCAAGTAATTTTAATAATGTTGGCAACAATTCAGAGTTTGACTTCATTGTATCAAAGTGTTGTTTTCTTGCTGTCCAATCTGTTAATTCGTTACCTTCTTTGTCGATATATTGAAACGCTTTGTCGATGTCTATTTCAGATGTCTTTAAAATATTATGAAACTGATTTTGAATAGACCTAGCCGCAAGTTCTCGTGCTTTTGGAGAGTATGTTCCCATCTTCTCTGCTGCTAGTCTTACGCTTTCAGGAACGTTTTTATTGGCATACTGAGTTCTCTTTTCAACATCGTTTGTAATGGCTTGTCTTGCAGATTCTTTGTACCTTAGTTCTTCGGGCCAATTTGGATCTATTGGACTTGATTTATTTCCTAAGTACCACGCGAATAAAAGGTCGTCATTTTTAATTTCTTTGAATAATGGTTCATTGGCAAGTTCAGGATACATTTTTTTTAAATGTTTTCCTGTAGATGGTCCGAATAGAATCGGCTTTTCTTTATTTTCTACTTGATCCATTATGCTCTCACTTTTACTGCTGTTCTTACTAGGTTAAAGTCTTTGTCGTATCTATTTTCAAAAATAATCCTTGTCTTAACATGTTCAGTTGCTAAATTCTCAGGTTGTAGTTCGGGAAAACAGAGTTCAGCACAAATATATGAAAAAACCACACCAAACAAAACGTCATCTCTAAAATACTTTTTATTGGTTGGTCCCCACATTTCTTTTCCGCCGTTTGACATCACGCATGTGAATGTTTTTAGCTGTTCAAAGAAAATTTTAAAGTAGTTCTTTTCTCCGTAGGCGCTAATCATTTCTTGCATCCTGTTTACAATCATGGTGTTCCTTACAGCTTTGTTGTCGATTCCCACACCTTCATTTATCGTCGTTTTATTTTGAAAAGCGAATGGAAGCTGGTAGTTCAATACCAATTCTTTATCGTATCCTTTGTCTGTTTTGTACTGAGTGTATGATGTACCAACGTTACTTTCTACAAGTTCCTTGATACCATTTTTCATGTGCTCCGTATCGTAGTATAGGCCCATTAGCATTGTTTGTAGGAATACTTGACGGTAATCACTTATCCTCCAATTAAGAATTGCAACGGGGCATTTTAGGTGCTTGTCCCATACTGCAGATGCCATTAGGGAAAGTCCGGTATCTGTATGAATTGGATCTGTTCCTTGGAAGTATCTGTTTTTCCAACCTTCTTTTGGGTGCATGAATATTGTGGTGCTTGCTCTATCGTCAAAGTCTCCTGTAGGTACAAATTCAGCTCCTATGATTCTATATGGAACGTCTGAGCTTTCAAATTCAGGCTTCGTGAAGTCGTATATTGGTTCGAAGTATCCGTGTTGTACAAGTTGCGCTCCGTTTTGTTTTGTAGCGTCTTGTATTCTTCTGATTGCTGATTCTATGATGTCGTCGTCCACTAAAGTCTTAGCAGCTGTTCTAAACACGTCAGAAAGGCTTGTAGGATATGATTGGTGAAACTCTGTACGTTTTGCTTTTGCTTCCATTCCTGTTACGGCGTAAGCTACACGTTTCTCACTATCATAAATCTCTTGTGAGATACCTGGTCGGCAAGTCCAATCGAAGAATATAGGAATAATAGCAGCTGAGTAGTCTCCTTCCATGAAGGCATTGTAGATAGCCATGTATTCTGTCTCGAATGATTTTCCGCCTTTCTCCATTTCTCCACCTGTTCCCCAAAACCAAAGTTGACGTTTCATTTCCATCACGCCAAGTTTTTTGTTGAACCAAAGCATTGTAGGACGAGCGTTATTAATCATACCGCCTAATATTCCGATGTTTCCAGCTTCATCTATCTTTACTTTTTGTGGCGCACCACCGGCGATTGCCGTTCTTTTTGGAGCAGTCACCATTATCTTTGAACCAACACCTTCTTTCACCCCTTTTTCGGGCTTGTATCCTAGTTTAAATAGGTTATCTCGTTCTGACAATACATTTGGTCGCATCCACTCAGGAAGTGCTGAGAAGGCAAATTTTAGCTTATCCTCGAATATCTCTTCGGCTTTCTCAACGTCCTCGGTGATAAATTTCATAAAGTGATTTGTCTTGAAGACCATATCCTTTACGTCGAGTGCCATTAATGTTGTTGTTGCGGCAATCTGACGACCTTTTGCGATAGCTACGGAGTATCCGCAGTCATCGAGGTATGCCATAAGCTCGTGGACTGGCGATGCTGTGTATTTCACTCGTCCATCTACGTCATCACCTTCTTTGTAGTAAACGTATTTGTTTAGGAAGTATAGGGCGTTTTCGTCACATCTATGAAGTTCGTTCATAATGAACTCTTCACGTTCTTCGTCTTCGTAGAGGTCGGTATAGCTTTTGTTTTCTTGTAGCCATTGGTATGCTTGTTGGCAGTATAGGCTAAACTTTCTGTAGTTTGTTTTATATTTGAATCCGAGGGTGTTTATGGAGGTTATGAACTCTATAAAATCTCTTTCGTGTGTTACTCTTGATTTTGGTATCCATTCCTCGCGTGTGATTGGATTTTCTCGTCCTTCGAATATGTGTCCGTATGTTTTTCGGCGTTCTTCGAGTTCGCGGCTTGTGATGATTTCAATTTTATCTGTTTCTTCTGATGACTTGAAGATGTCGATATTTTTTTCGATTTCTTTTTGTTTTGGTGTTGTAA